GCCTTGCCTTACCAAACATGAAAAGACGCTTGAGGAAACGTTGGATTACGTGCAATGTATGACACTCACGCAGAATGTGAATCCGGAAGTGTATAACTATCTAACAACATCCTGTATTGACCAAATTAACCAATATATCGATGCTCCGATGACTGCCACTCATTTTACGGAGGAAAGGGCAGTAAAAGCCAGCAGAGAACAGGTTACGGCAGAGATTATTTACTACTGGATGATTGCTCTGAATATTCCGTTTGAGTGTCAGAAGTGGCATCTTAATCGTCTTCTTACTCTTATTAAGGTGTGCAATATTAAGAATTCGCCGCCTAAAAAGAGAAGCCGAAGGGAAATCATGAAACGCAATGCTGCTTTAAATGCAGCAAGAAGAAAGCAATTAAATTCGAAGGGGTGATGATTATGTCTAAAGAGCGTGGGGCAGATATTTCGACCTGGCAGGGAAATGTGGATTTCAATAAAGTAAAAGCTTCCGGAATCCAGTTCCTGATTCTCCGGTCGAGTTATCGTCAGACGGTTGACGGAAGGTTTCACGGATATGTAAAAGCGGCTAAGGCGGCAGGAATTCCGATTCGTGGTGTTTATCATTTCAGCTACGCGCTGAATGTTGAGCAGGCTAAACAGGAAGCTATTTTCTGTATTTCACAGTTGGAAGCTGCTGGGCTTGGAAAAGACGTTATCGTATTTTTCGATTTCGAATACGACACAATCACGAAAGCGAAAGCCGCCGGAGTTACTTTGGGACGGGCCGAATGCAATGCACATACCAAGGTGTTTTGTGAATGTGTCACGGAGAAAGGATACAAAGCCGGCATCTATTCCAACATCGATTATTACAGGAATATGTTCGACCACGAGTTGCTGGACAAGTATGTATTTTGGCTGGCGGATTGGAGTGGGGAAGCTGATTATCCCTGTGATTTTCACCAGTACACAAGCAAGGGGACTGTGGATGGAATCAAGGGAAATGTGGACATGAATTACCGCTTCGTTGATTCTGATGAAAAGAAGGAGGAAGCGTCCATGAGCTACTCAAGACAGGCGGTAGTCGATTTGGCTAGGTCTTGGATTGGAAAGAATGAGTCTGATGGCTCTTACAAAGAAATCATCGATATTTACAATTCCTATACCGGTAGTTTTCCCCGCGGAACAAAGATGATTTACGGTTGGGCGTGGTGTGCGGCAACATGGTCGGCTCTGGCGGTTAAGCTCGGCTATACGGCGATTATGCCGATTGAGATTAGCTGCTATTACATCATTGAAGCGGCAAAACGGATGGGATGCTGGGTTGAGGACGATGCGTATGTTCCCTCTCCTGGCGATGCGGTTTTATATGATTGGGAGGATTCTGGAATCGGTGATAATACCGGTAATCCGGATCACATCGGTACCGTTGAGTATGTATCCGGCGGTTACATTACGGTTATTGAAGGGAACCTCAGCAATGCAGTAAAGCGGCGTACCTTGTCGATTAACGGAAAATTTATCCGTGGGTTCATTACGCCTAAGTACGACGAGGGAATTGTTGCTCCGCCTGCTCAAAGCGAGAAAAAGAGCGTTGACACGATTGCTCATGAGGTTATCACGGGTATCTGGGGAAATGGACCGGATCGTAAAGCCGCTCTGACAGCAAAAGGGTACGATTACGATGAGGTTCAGACTCGTGTCAATGAAATTCTGAATGGTTCGGCGACGAAACCCAATACCTCTTTTCAGTCCCAGAATCAGCCGGCATCGAAGAAAGTTACGGCTACGGCTTATGCAAAATCTCTCAATAAGAGTTTGGCAGGAACATACAAGGTGGCTGCAAAGGATGGACTCTATTGCCGTAACGATGCCGGAACAAATAAAAAGGCGCTGTGCCTTATTCCGTATGGAACCGAAGTTCAGTGCTACGGTTATTATACGACGTACAACGGAACAAAGTGGCTGTACATCCATTTTGTTATGGATGGTGTTCAGTACACCGGTTTCAGCTCCAGTGTGTATCTGAAAAAATAAAGGAGTGTTCCAATGATAACGTTCAGACAAAAGGGCGACTTCTCTAAATTGACAAAGTTCTTAGAGAGGGCGAAAGAGGTCGTTAAACTCGGAGACCTTGATAAGTACGGTCGAGAGGGAGTAGCCGCCCTTGCGTCTGCAACACCTGTCGATTCGGGAAAAACCGCCAGTTCATGGCGATACGAGATTAAGAACAAGAACGGGTCGGTAACGATTTCGTTTTACAACTCAAATATTCAAAATGGAGTTCCGATTGCCATCATCCTGCAATACGGGCATGGAACAAGAAACGGCGGCTGGGTACAGGGGCGAGATTACATCAATCCTGCTATCCAGCCTATTTTTGACAAAATCGCAAATGAAGCATGGAGGGAGGTTACGAAGCTATGAGCAAGACAGTTGACGAAAGAGTTGTCGAGATGCGGTTCGACAATAAACAGTTCGAGCAGAATGTTCAGACCAGCCTCTCGACTCTTGACAAGCTAAAGCGCAGTCTGAATTTGGACGGTGCTGCAAAGGGCTTGGAGAATGTAAATTCTGCGGCAAAAAACTGCAATATGTCAGGGCTTACCAGTGCGGTGGAAACCGTCCACGCTAAATTCTCGGCGTTTGAAGTCATGGCTGTAACCGCTCTTGCCAACATTACCAATTCGGTTATCAATACCGGAAAGCAGATGCTTCATTCGCTTACTATAGAACCAATCTCTCAGGGATTTGAAGAATACGAACTGAAAATGGGTTCGATTCAGACAATCATGATGAGTACCGGCGCTTCTTTGGAAGAAGTGAATGGATATCTCCAGGAGTTGAATACGTATTCAGATAAAACGATTTATTCGTTTCAGGATATGACTTCGAACATCGGTAAATTCACAAATGCTGGTGTTAAACTGGAAGATGCTGTAATGGCGATTCAGGGTATATCGAACGAAGCAGCCATTTCCGGCGCAAATGCAAACGAGGCTTCCAGAGCCATGTATAACTTTGCGCAGGCTTTATCGGCTGGTTATGTAAAGCTGATTGATTGGAAATCCATTGAAAACGCAAACATGGCGACAGTGGAATTTAAGACACAGCTTTTGGAAGCGGCTGTTGCGGCTGGAACAGTGGAAAAGACCGCTGATGGGATGTACCGCGTTTTAACGGAGAATAATCAGGGTTCCACCATGGATGAAGCAATCAACGCCACGAAGAATTTCAACGACAGCTTGCAGTATCAGTGGATGACGACCGATGTTCTCGTCAATACCTTGCGGGATTATGCCGATGAGACCACGGAAATCGGTAAGAAAGCTTTTGCTGCCGCTCAGGAAGTAAAAACTTTTACCCAGTTGATGGATACGCTGAAAGAAGCAGTTGGTTCCGGCTGGGCGATGACATGGGAAATCTTGTTTGGCGACTTTGAAGAAGCAAAAACACTCTGGACAAGCCTGAGCAACGCAATTGGCGGATTTATTGACGCTCAGTCGGATGCCCGTAATTCTATGCTGCAAGGCTGGAAAGACATGGGCGGACGTACTGCTTTGATTGAGGCGGCTAAAAATGCTTTTGAGGGGCTCGCCAGTGTTGTTAAACCAATATCTGAGGGATTTCGTGAGATATTTCCACCTATCACTTCCGAGCGGCTTTACAATCTTACGGTTGGACTGAAGGAGTTTACCTCTCATCTGAAACTTAGCGAATCCGCATCCAAAAATCTGAAAAATACCTTCAAGGGATTGTTTGCAATTCTGGATATTGTGAAGCAGGCTTTTTCAGCAATATTTAATGCAATAGTTCCGTTGTTCGGAGGATTGGACGATCTTGGAGGCGGCATCCTGACTGTTACCGGCGGTATCGGAGAATGGCTTGTATGTCTCGATGAATTTATCAAGAAAAACGATATTTTCAACAAAGCGATTCAGGGTGTTATCGGTTTTGTAGGAAAGGCAGCGGGTGCTTTTAAGGATTTTGCCAAAGAAGTAAAGGATAAATTCAATCTTCCAGACTTAGATAAGGTAAAGGAGTCCGTGAAAGAATTCCTGAATCTTGTCAAAGAAAAAATCAAACTTCCGGGCATGGAACTCATTCATTCCATGCTTGAACGGATTCATGAAAGAATGTCACAGGTCGGTGAATCTGCCGGGAGTATGAAAAGTGGGTTCCTTAATGCGGTAGAAGCGATGGGAAACGCCCTTGCAAACTGCAAATTCTTACAGATTCTTCAGGCTTTATGGAATGGGGTCAAGGCGATTGTCGGTGGCATTGCAAGTGCTCTTGGCGGTTTAGCGGATACTCTCATTGAAAAAATGGGAAATGCGGATTTCAGCGGAATTATTGACCTGCTGAATGGACTTTCTATTGGTGGAATTGTCTTCGGCATATCCAAGTTCCTAAAGAGCTTTACTGAACCGCTTGAAGGATTGCAGGGAATTTTGGATGGCGTGACCGGAATCCTTGACGGTGTTAGAGGTTGCTTTGAACC